CCAACACCAGATGCTAATTACGCTGCCGAAATACATTTTGGGTACTACCCACAGTCGATTGTGACTGCTGGCACTACTTGGCTAGGCACTAATTTTGATTCAGCGTTGTTAAATGGCACGTTGGTAGAAGCAATACGCTTTCAGAAGGGTGAGCCTGATATGGTGGCGTTGTACGAAAAAATGTACGTGCAAGCATTGGCCCTGTTGAAGAACCTTGGTGACGGCAAGCTCCGCGAGGACACTTACCGTTCTGGGCAGGTTAGGAGAGAAGTCGCTTGATTAGTGCAGATGGTCTGGTTGAAGTAGGCACTGTTACAGTATCTGCTGTTTCAAACCGGGGCTTTACTCCCGAAGAGTTGGCTGAACAGGCGCTAGACAAGATTATTTATGTAGGAGGCAACTGCCATCCGGCCATACAGGAGCAGGCAGAGGCTTTCAAAAATCAAATTCGTGGTGTGTTAGTGGAAAGCATGAAACAAGCTATACGATCTGATCGCACTACTTTGGCAAATAGATTCCGTGATGTTGGGCATTCGGAACTTGTAAAATTATTGGAGATTTAACATGGCTATTACCGTCACTACAGCGATGCCAACCAGCTTTAAAGTTGAGCTGCTTAAGGGTTTACACGACCTGCAAAATGGCGCTGACACGCTGAAGATTGCACTATTAAAGGCAACTGCTTCAGGCAGTGGAACCTATGGTGCTGCAAGCACTAATTACTCTGACATTACGGGCAACAGTGACGAGACGAGCGGCACAGGTTACAGCGCAGGTGGCAACACTCTGACCAACGTAACTCCTGTGGCTAGTGGCACTACTGCTGTCTGCGATTTTGCTGACACTACTTGGTCAAGTGCGTCTTTCACTACAAGTGGCGCGATGATCTATAACACTAACAACTCTAATTCTGCTTGTGCGGTATTAAGTTTTGGTGGCGATCAAACTGTTAGCACTGGCGATTTCCAAATCCAGTTTCCCGCTGCTGGCGCCTCTACTGCGATTATTCGCATAGCCTAGTAGGACAGCCTCATGTATTCAGGGCCAACAAGCGGCTTTGGTGAGCGAGGCTGGGGCAGTAACGGCTGGGGTGGTATAGGTACCATCCTAGACCTCGGGGCGACTTGGGGAAATGGTGCTTGGGGCGAAGGTGCTTGGGGTGCGAATGTCAATGTCTCCGTTTCTGCCACTGGAGCAGTAGGGACAGTAACATTTGCCATATCGGATAGTGTTGTTCCGGTAGGCGTGGCGGGCACGGGTGCAATAGGCACCGCAGTTATCGTATTAGGCGATAACGTAGCTCCCACAGGAGTGGAAGGCACCGGAGCTGTAGGTACTGTAGTAACTAACTACAGCAGCGTCCAAATACCCACAGGGGTACAGGGCGTAGGAGAAATGGGAGGCTTCATCGTTGCTGTAGACGATGTGGTGATCCCGGTAGGTGTCGAGGGTACCGGCGCGGTTGGTACTGTAAATGTTTTCATTGCCGACATTATTATACCAGATGGCGTAAGTGCCACAGGTGCTGTAGGGAATGTAACAACCCAAGTAGCTCTTAATGTTACTGGGGTCAGTGGAACCGGAGCTATAGGTACTGCAACAGATGCAGTAGTGCCTGCAATCACAGGCGTATCCGGCACAGGTGCAATAGGCACAGCAACACCAGCCTACGATAGAAATGTTACTCCAACAGGCGTATCAGGCACAGGACAGATAGGTGCAGATGGCGCTACTGTAGTTCCAGCAGTAACAGGTGTAGCAGGGACCGGTGCAATAGGCACCGTAGCGATTTCGGTAGACGAGACAATTATTCCTACGGGAGTAGCTGGAACCGGTGCAGTTGGGGATGTAAACTTTTTTATATGGACTACAATAGACGACAGTCAAACACCTAACTGGACAAACGTAACAGACACACAGACGCCCGGATGGGTGGATATAGATAAAGCCGCCTAGGAGCTGACGAATGGCTACTTATGTAAACAATTTAAGACTCAAAGAAATTACCACAGGTGATGAAGACGGCACTTGGGGCACAAGCACGAACACTAATTTAGAGCTTATCGGGGAATCGCTAGGGTATGCTACCCAAGCTGCGTTTAGTTCAGACGCTGACGCTACTACGACGGTGGCTGATGGAGCGACTGATCCAGCTCGTGCGCTGTATTTAAAGGTCACTTCTGGTGCATCTCTTACAGCAACCAGAACCTTGACTATCGGGCCAAACACCGTTTCTCGGGTGATGTGGATAGAGAACGCTACTAGCGGAAGTCAGTCCATAAATATCTCACAAGGCTCTGGCGCTAACGTCACTATACCCACAGGCGCAGCCAAGATTGTATATCTGGATGGCGCGGGTTCCGGGGCTGCTGTAGTAGATGCCTTGGGTCAAGTTGATGTGGGCGATGGCACCGTTACCAGCGTAGGTGGTACAGGGTCAGTAAATGGCATAACACTTACCGGCACGGTCACCAGCTCAGGTAACCTGACTCTCGGCGGTACACTGGCTAACGTAGACCTGACCTCTCAGGTTACCGGCACACTCCCTACAGGCAACGGTGGTACAGGCTCTACAGCGACCACTTACTGTAGTCTGACTGCAAACGTATCCGGTGTGCTACCTTTTGCTAACGGCGGCTCTGGCGCGATAGTCCCACTTCTGAAGAGCGGCAACTATACAGCGAGTAACAGAGACTATGTTGTGGTTACAGCCGGTAGTATAACGATTACGCTGCCTTCATCCCCTAGTGCGGGGGACGCGGTGGTAATTAAGGATGGCACAGGCGCCGCAGAGACTACGAACTTTACGGTAGCTAGGAACGGTTCAAACATTGCCTCAAGCGCAACCGATCTGACGTTCGATAAGAACTTCGCTGAGATCGTGATGACCTATATCAACGGCACAATCGGCTGGAGCGTCTAATGAGTAATCTTTCTGATCTGCTGCCCAGCGGTGGTGGGCAGAACATTGTCGATTTCACGGCCAGTGGCACGGTAGCTTCTGGCAAGCCTGTTGCTTTGAACTCTAATGGCACTGTCAGTGAGATTAGTGCGACAGCGATACCTGAGACATTGGGCAGTGCGGCTGCTTTGAGTAGCCCAAGCAATTTAGACACGGTTCTCACATCTGCTTACGACTCTGCAAACAATGCGATAGTAGTTCCTTTTAGAGACCCTAGTGATTCATATAAAGGGAAAGCGGTCGTATTTACTCAGAGCGGAACTACTACTTCTGTTGGTTCACCAGTAACATTTACTACTAATAGAGTCTACCTTGCGTTTGGCGTTGTGTATGACGCAACTGCTGGAAAAATAGTAATCATGTACAGTGATATAGACAATAGTAGTTATGTCTATTGTGTCGTTGGAACCGTAAGCGGCTCTTCTATATCTTTTGGTACGCCGGTAGCGGCATATTCCTCTGGGGTAGCTTGGGGTGACCAGACAGGCGACGATAATGTCGGCGCTGTTTTTGATTCAGCAAACGATAAAGTTGTATTCACTTTCCGCGACAATAATAACAGACCTCGTAGCATCGTCGGTACTGTTTCCGGTACATCCATATCCTTTGGCACTTCAAATGAAGTATACAGCGCAAACAGCGGAATGATTGCGTCTGTTTATGATGTAAGTGCTGGTAAAGTAATAATTGCTTTTGATAGCAATAACAATTCTAAGGGATATTTATTTACCGGAACGGTGTCTGGGACCAGTATAAGTCACGCTAGTCAGACCGAATTCAGTAGCACCGCAGCAGATAGTATAGGTCTGTGCTATGTAGCTGATGAAAATCTCTCTGTTTTAGTTTTCAGGGACGTATCTGCCACTTCTGTTGGGGTCGCAAAAACAGTTTCATTTTCCGGTTCTTCATTTAGTCAAGGCGCGGAAGTCAATTACGGAGGTTCCGGTGCTAAAGAATGGAATAGAGTTGCCTACGATACTAGTGCAGGGAAAGTCGTTGTCGCCTTTAGAGATGCTGGCGATAGCAATTATGGTAACTATGCTGTCGGCACAATATCAGGAACAGATTTAACTTTTGGCACTAAAACAAGATTCAATGCCGCAAGCACAAACAGAATAACATTGTCTTATAACTCAACAGAAAAAGTTACATTCATTGGCTATAACGATGTTGGCAATTCTTCAAGAATAACTGGGTCTGCTTTACAAAATTCAGCAAGCAACATATCTGACTTCATCGGCCTAGCAGATGCCGCCATCTCAGATACCGCAACAGGCAAGATCAACGTCAAGGGCAGTATCAACAGCAAGCAATCTTCGCTGACCATAGGCTCTGAC